CTTTTATCATTAACTTGAATGGAGTAATACTATGTCTTTTGTAAATACCACAAAAACTCAGGTCGAGTACCTTGTTTCTTATCTTCGCGGCACTAACCGTGGCTTGAGTGCCCCACAGGCTCGCGCATTGTTCGGTATTAAGAACCTTCGCGCACGAATCTCTGACCTTCGTCAGATGGGCTTCAAGATTCGCAAGACACTCAATACTGAAGGTCGCACCACTTATTTTGTATCTCGCCGCATGATTGGGCAGGCATAACATATAAATAAAAGTATCCTCGGGATGGGGACCTGTGGGGTGCGACACAGGAAAAACGCACATTTACCGCTACGCCTTCGGGGTAGCAAAAACTTAACTTACTCGCTTAATAGGAGAAAAAACTATGACTTATCTCAAAGATGTTTTCGGTCGTGATGTGTTCAAAGACTTTGACAAATTCTATGTTGGTTTCGATGACACTTACAATCGCCTTGCTAAAATGCATGACGATTTGACCAAATCAATTCCTAACTATCCCCCATACAATATCCGAAAGACAGGTGACAACACCTACTCTATCGAACTTGCAGTAGCAGGTTTTGCAAAGCAGGATATTGAAATCACAATCGATGACAACAAGTTGACTATTACAGGCAACTCTTCGGACGATGGTGATAATTTTCTTTTCAAAGGCATCGCCAATCGCGCATTCACACGCACCTTTGCGTTGGATGACAAGATTGAAATTCAGGACGCCGCACTTGTAAACGGTATGTTGAAAATCGCTTTAGAGCGTATCATTCCTGAACACAGAAAGCCAAAGAAAATTGAAGTTAAGGAAACCGAAGGAACTGAAAAAACTTCCAAGCGCGAACTCTTGACTGAAGACCCACTAAATCGTAACCTGTAAGAGGTTAGATATGTGGAAACAAATCAAGAATATAATTACAGGTATACTAGAAGGTATTGCCGAGGGTAAAAGATATAAGATGTATGGCCATGAAGAATGGTACAGAAACTATTATCTTTCCCAATCTGTGGATGCCGTAGATTTAGAAGCAAGGCAAAAAAACCTAAAGTCTAGGGGGTACCTATAATGAACTGGTGGCCTGTAACTGATGAAGAATGGGAACGATTGAACTATCCAGAGCGATACAATCAACCTAAGATTCATTAACTTTGGGGGCGTCATGCCCCCATTTTTATTTTGGAGAACATTATGAACAACATTAGATTATTTCGTTTGGTGAGCGGTGAAGAAGTTGTTGGCGAAGAAAATGGTACTCAGCCAGGTATGGCAAAACGCACTATTAAAAATCCTTGCCTCATTGGTCTTATGCCAACTTCAACTGGTGGTGCAACATTGAACATGCAACCACTTCTGTTATTTTCAGACACAAAAGAAATTAGCATTAAAGAAGATCACATCTTGTATGATACGGGTGTTGACATTAAGATTCTAAACAAGTATAATGAGATATTTGGATCAGGAATCGTAATTGCTCAACAAACTCCAACTCTTGCACGATGAAATTTTATACACACTTCACACGATATGGTAACAATATTCTAGAACGCGGCTATGAAAATGGCAAGCGTTATACTAGAAAGGTAGAATATAATCCAACTCTGTTTGTTCCATCAAAGACTGAAACAGAGTTTCGTACTTTGGAAGGCTATCATGTTGCGCCCGTTGAAATGGGTACAATGCGTGATGCTGGAGACTTTATTGAGAAGTATGAAGAGGTAGAAAACTTTCCTATCTATGGTTCTACAAACTATCCATATGTGTACATCAACGAACAATATCCAGATGAAGTACACTACGACAAAGATTTAATTCGTATTGCAAACATCGACATTGAGGTTGGTTCTGAGAACGGGTTTCCCGAACCAGACAAAGCAAGCGAACCTATCACCGCTATCACAATGGAGATTGATGGCACATTTTTTGTATTTGGTTGTGGCGATTATAAATCTCACCGCGATGATGTATCATATCTCAAATGCAAAGATGAGAATCAACTGATTGAACAATTTCTCAATTTGTGGGAAATGAAAAGTCCTGATGTTGTGACTGGCTGGAACATTCAGTTCTTTGATATTCCATATATCTACAATCGTATCACTCGCTTGATGGGCGATAAAGTTGCAAAGCGTTTGTCGCCGTATAAATTGATTGGCGAACGCACAACAACTATTCACAACAAACAACAAACTGCGTTTGACCTTATTGGTATCGCAATCTTAGATTATCTAGAACTATACAAAAAATTTACTTATTCTCAACAAGAATCTTTCCGCTTAGATCATATTGCATATGTTGAATTGGGAGAGAAGAAGTTAGACTATTCCGAATATGAAACCCTGCACCAACTGTATAAAAACAACTATCAAAAATTTATTGAATATAACATCAAAGATGTGGAACTTGTCGACCGCCTCGATGAAAAAATGAAATTCATCGACATGGTGCTTGCACTTGCATATGATGCAAAAGTGAACATGACAGATGTATTCACGCAAGTACGCATGTGGGACACTCTCACACACAATGCTCTTTGGAAGAAAGGCGTTGTTGTACCGCAAAAGAAATTCTCAAGTAAGAATGAGAAGTATGAGGGTGCCTATGTAAAAGAACCAAAGCCAGGCAAATATGATTGGGTTGTGTCGTTTGACTTGAACAGTCTTTATCCACACTTGATTATGCAATACAATGTTTCGCCTGAGACTATCATTGACGGCAAACATGCAAGCGTAAAAATTGAAGATTTACTGAACAGTAAATATCACAATGATAGTGAATATGTTATGGCTGCCAATGGTCACTACTTCCGTAAAGATGTGCAAGGCTTTCTGCCGGAGATGATGCAGAGAATGTATGATGATCGTGTTCTATATAAAAAGAAGATGATTGAAGCACAGAAAGAACTAGAGAAAGTGAATGCACAGTTAAAGGAATTATCATGATACAAACTTACAATGACATTCTACCAAAAGATTTTTGCGAACATCTAATGCAGAAATTTGATAGGCAAGAAAACAAAGACTTGTCACATGGCATGTTTGAGCAAATTGAAATAGATTGGAAAGAAGAAGTAGAGGCATTGATTGATACTACGAAACGAGTAGCCGATCATTATGCGGGTCTGTATGATTCTCATAACATGATGCCAACTAGACGCCGCATCGAAGGCTTTCGCATCAAACGATATGAACCAAACAAACATTCTTTTCCTCTACATGCAGACGCATCAAGTTTAGAATCATGCACAAGGTATCTTGCCTTTCTGTTTTACTTAAATGATAGTGAGGCAGGCACAAGATTCCATGGACCTTTGGGCATGGAGCCCTTGACAATTGAAGCAAAACAAGGTAACCTATTAGTGTTTCCTCCTATGTGGATGTACCCGCATGAGGGGCTTATGCCTACCGAAAAACCAAAGTATATCATGAGTACCTATTTCCATTATGTCTGAAAAAACAGAACTGTTGAAAAGAAAACGACAACTAGAAAACGAAATATCGCGTTATAAGAATCTGCAACTTGCAAAGAAGGTGCAGTTGAACTCCGCATATGGTGCGTTGGGCAACGAATACTTTAGATTCTTTGACCTGCGACAAGCAGAGGCAATTACATTTTCTGGTCAACTTTCAATTCGTTGGATTGGCGACAAATTGAATACATATATGAATAAACTATTGAAAACACAGGATGTAGATTATGTTATCGCCTCGGATACGGATTCTGTATACCTTCATCTTGGTCCGCTGGTGGATATGGTGTACGGAAAGAAAAATATTGAAGAAGAAAAAATTGTTGACTTTATCGACAAAGCCTGCCAAGAAAAGATTGAGCCGTTCATTGATAAAGCGTATGAAGAACTAGCAACTTACATGAATGCTTATGATCAGAAGATGTTCATGAAGCGTGAAGTGATTGCGAACAAAGGCATCTGGACTGCCAAGAAGCGTTACATTCTGAATGTGTGGGACTCAGAAGGTGTTCGTTATAATGAACCAAAACTAAAAATGTCTGGCATTGAAGCAGTCAAGTCTTCCACACCAGGATCGTGCAGAGATAAAATTAAAGAAGCCCTCAAGGTAGTCATGAAAGGCACCGAGGCAGAGTTTCATGAATTTAATTGCAAATTCAAAGAAGAGTTTTATAATTTACCATTTGAGGATGTAGCATTTCCACGCGGTGTTTCTGAACTGACTAAATACGAGAGTAAGACTGATATTTATCAGAAGGGCACACCAATTCATGTTCGTGGTGCGTTAATGTATAACAAACTACTTGACTCTAAGAAATTGACTCGCAGATACGAGACAATCAAAGATGGAGATAAAATTAAGTTTTGTTATATGAAGATGCCGAATCCAATACATGAAAATGTACTATCTGTCTTAAATGTTTTACCAAAAGAGTTTGGTTTGGAAAAGTATATCGATTATGAAACGCAGTTTGAAAAGGCATACTTAGAACCGTTGAAAATTATTGTGAACACTTTTGGATGGAGTGCCGAACCAGTTGCATCACTAAGAGGATTTTTCACATGAGTACAATACCACAGGAATATTTAATTCCAAGATCACAAGAAGATTTTGGATTCACCGCAGTCGATGAAGGCGAACTTACGCCTACATATGATCCGAATACATTCGAAACAGAAGTTATTAGGGAAACAGTTGGCGCGTCCGCAGAGGGAATTGCTAGACTGGAAAATAAAATAGACGCCATTTTAAATTTGTATAACGATGGTAAGTTGGGACTAGACGCAGAAAGAGTTAAACTGCAACAAGAGACAACACAAAAACTCAAAGCACTAGAAGAGTTAATGGTACCATTGTTAGTCAATCTAATGAAAAATCCTGAGAAGGAATACATTTATTGGCCTAATCGTAAAGATAAAATCGAAGAGCAAATTGAAAAGGTGTTAAAACTCACAAGAGGTTAACTATGTTATTTGCGATTCTCACTTTACTGTGCGCGTTAAGCGTATCAGCAATTGCCGCTTACTATTCCGTTATAGGGCTTATAGCGATATTTTCTGCCGCACCGATTCCAATTGCAGTCATGGGCGGTACACTTGAGGCGGCTAAACTTGTTGTTGCATCGTGGGTATACAAGAATTGGAATGTTGCGCCTAAACTATTGAAATATTATTTTGTTTGTGCTATAATTGTATTAATGTTCATAACATCATTGGGCATCTTTGGATTTCTATCAAAAGCGCATAGCGATCAAAGTCTTGCAACGGGTGATGCAATAGCAAAGTTAGAAATTATTGATGATAAGATTCGTGTAGCGAAGGATACGATTGATGCAAACCGTAAGACACTTAAACAGTTGGATGAAAGTGTGGATCAGATTATGGCACGCAGTATATCAGAAGAAGGTGCCAGAAGGGCAAATGCCTTGCGTGTTTCTCAGAAAGCAGAGAGGAACCGTATCGCTAACGAGAACGAAGCCCAACAGAAAATTATTGCTAAACTCAATGAAGATAGACAACCATTCGCAACGGAAGTACGAAAGGTTGAATCTGAAGTAGGACCACTCAAATACATTGCGGCAATGATCTATGAAGATCAAGTTACGCAAACAATGCTTGAGAGTGCAGTTAGATGGGTGATCATCTTAATCGTTTTAGTTTTTGATCCACTTGCGGTTCTACTTGTCATTGCGGGAAACTTTTCGCTGAAGCAAGCAAGACAGGCTAAAGAAGATGAATTGGATCCTATACTACCATTCGTTGCAGATGTTGGTGAGAAACCAACAAAAGAAGAGTTAGAAGAAGAGACAGAATATGAAATAAAAGAAAAGATTGATCTAACTACATTTGATCCTATACCAATGAACAAAGATGAAATAGAGAAAGTTTCAGAGATTCGCCGCACACAAAATTATCCACTAGAGAAATAATATTATGAAAATTGGTTTTAATTGTTCGTCATTTGATTTGTTTCATGCTGGTCATGTAACAATGTTGAAAATGGAAAAAAAGTTATGTGACTATTTAATTGTTGCGCTACAGGTCGATCCTACTGTGGATAGACCTAGCACAAAAAACAAACCTGTACAATCGGTATATGAAAGATATGTTCAATTGCAGGCATGTAAATATGTAGATGAAATTCTTGTGTATCATACCGAAGAAGACTTAGCCAATCTGATTATGACACAAACAATGCACATAAGGTTTCTCGGTGAAGAATATAAAAATAAAGACTTTACTGGTAAACAATATTGCATTGAAAACGGAATTGAGTTATACTATCATGTGAGGAATCATAGTTATAGTACATCTGAACTTCGTCAGCGTACATATGAGTTAGAATTGCGAAAGAAAAGCGAACCTACTGTTGTTGAATATGAACAACATTCGCCAAAGTTATTAAACAAATATTATGAAGGAAAAACACAATGAGTAATTTTTTTACAGATTTAGTGGAGCAACTAAAAGATGACGATACAAAAATCCTCGCAGACGGAGGAGCATCCGCCGAATACTCCGGTTGTATCGACACCGGGTCTTATGCACTCAATGCTGTTCTTAGCGGCAGTATTTATGGAGGCGTACCGAACAACAAAGTTACAGCCTTTGCAGGAGAATCCTCAACAGGAAAAACCTTCTTCGTTCTAGGTATTGTTAAACAATTCCTTGATGCAAATCCTGAAGGCGGCGTTATCTACTTTGATACTGAAGCCGCAGTCACAAAAAATATGATGGAGACTCGCGGTGTTGATACAAAGCGTGTCGTTATCTCTGAACCAGACACAATTCAAAAGTTTCGTCATACAGCATTACAGATCATCGAAAAATATTCTGCACAGGCAGAATCAAAGCGTAAGCCTATGATGATGGTTCTTGATTCTCTTGGTCAGTTATCTTCTACTAAAGAAATGGAAGATACCGCAGAAGGTAAAGAAACGAAAGACATGACTAAGAGTGCAATTCTCAAAGCAACATTTCGTGTTTTGAATTTGAAACTTGCTAAGATTGGTGTACCGTTGCTTGTAACGAACCATGTTTATGATGTAGTTGGTGCGTATATTCCAACAAAAGAAATGTCTGGTGGTTCTGGTTTGAAGTACACCGCATCGACAATTGTTTATTTGTCTAAGCGCAAAGACAAAGATGGTACTGAAGTTATTGGTAACATTGTTCGCGCCAAGTTGCAAAAGTCACGCCTAACAAAAGAAAACTCACAAGTTGAAGTAAAGATTACCTACAGTAAAGGTCTTGATCGTTACTACGGGCTACTTGAAATTGCTGAGAAATATAATATAATTAAGAAAGTATCAACGCGATACGAGTTGCCAGATGGCACAAAGGTATTCGGAAAAGCAATCAACGAAGAGCCTGAAAAATACTTTACTCCAGAGGTTCTCAATTCAATTGATGAAGCATGTAAGAAAGAATTTTTGTATGGGCAAGACGGTGTTGGCTTCTCCGAGGAAAAAGAACTTGAGGGAGAAGAAGCATGAAATATGGTGTAGACTATCGCGTAACTGATAGACTTTATACATATAAGAAAGATCATGATTTAGCAAGCATTGAAATTCTAACTGGTGAATATAAAGATGTTGAGTTTACATTCGGTTCAATCAATGTGGATGAAAACATCGAAGATAGCAATGCAAAAATTACTTTTGATTATACTGTACATAACGATCCCTCACTAGAGGGTAATTCAGATTTTGAAGAAGTGCTTGGGCAAGTAATGAATTCATTGCTCTCTCATTCCTTAGAAGAGGCAGAGAAACGATATAATGATGAGCGTAGAAAAGAAAATACTGAAACACCTACTGAATGACGATGAGTACACTAGAAAGATTCTTCCGTTTCTTTCTGGTGATTACTTTTCAGATCATTCAGAAAAAGTTATCTATGAAGAAATTCATAAGTACATAACTAAGTACAACAATTTACCCACAGTTGAAGCACTCACAATTGAGATTGATGGGCGTTCAAATCTTTCAGCCGATCAGCATAAGAAAGTTTCAGGTCTTTTAGAAGAACTCAATACCACAGAATTTGATAAGAAAGATGGTGCATGGCTTGTGGATGCAACAGAAAAATTCTGTCAAGAGAAAGCAATCTACAATGCCATCATGGAATCAATTCAGATTCTAGATGAAAGCGGCAAGAGCAAAAAAGAAAAAGGTGCGATCCCTAACATTCTATCTGATGCACTTGCAATTTCGTTTGACAATCATGTTGGACATGACTTTCTAGATGATGCAGAAAATCGATATGAGTTTTATCATCGTATTGAAAAGCGCATACCATTTGATCTAGACTATCTCAATCGAATCACAAAAGGCGGCTTGCCAGAAAAAACTTTGAACATTATTCTTGCCGGCACTGGTGTCGGTAAGTCTATGTTTATGTGTCATTGTGCCGCGGCTAATCTTACGATTAGTAAAAATGTATTGTACATCACACTTGAAATGGCTGAAGAAAGAATCGCCGAACGCATTGATGCGAATCTTTTGAATGTTGATGTAGACAAGTTGATTGCATTACCGAAAGAATCTTATCTTAAAAAGATTGAACGACTGAAAGAAAAAACTCTTGGTCGTTTAATCATTAAAGAGTATCCAACAGCAAGCGCAAATGTAACTCACTTCAAGCATTTGCTTAACGAACTTAAACTGAAGCGACAGTTTGTTCCTGACATTATCTATATTGACTACTTGAATATTTGTGCGTCATCTAGAATAAGACAAGGTGCTAATGTCAATTCATACTCTTACATTAAGGCAATTGCAGAAGAGTTGCGTGGGCTTGCTGTTGAATCTAAAGTGCCTGTTATTTCAGCAACACAGACAACGCGAGGTGGTTACTCGAACTCTGATGTTGAATTGACAGATACTAGTGAATCGTTTGGTCTACCTGCTACAGCAGATTTTATGATTGCATTGATTGCTACTGAAGAACTTACTGATATGAATCAGATGATGGTCAAGCAATTGAAAAATCGCTATAACAATCCAGACACAAACAAACGATTCATGATCGGTGTTGACAAAGCAAAAATGAAGTTGTATGATGTAGAGCAGACTGCACAAAATCATATTCATGATAGCGGGCAAGTCGAACTCGATAAACCACTTTTCGATAAATCGGACTTCGGAAGAAGAGATAAACAACGCAAATTTGAAGGATTCAAAGTATGAGAACTATTCCAGAAATTGTAGCGCAGATGCGCGAGTTAATTGAAGAACTTGAACAACACACAGGTAAGCCTGCACCAAAACAGGAAATTCCTGGTTTAGATTTTCCCCTTTATAATCATGATTACAATTATATGGGTGGAAGTTTTCAGGCAACCGATACAATCTCATTGACAGGCGCCGCAGGACTTCCAGCGTTTACTGTAGCCGATCTAAATTCAAACCCCGCAGACATTAGTTTTAACATCGGCAAGAGTTGAAAACATATAAATAGTACAGGACTTTTTATAGGGGTAAACCATGGCGGCAACAGCAAATTTAGAACTAGCCAACACATTCAATCAATGGCGAACTACGATCAACGAAGTGATTCTCAAAGTAAACAACCTTGAGAATGGTAACGCTGATCTTGTAATTGACACACTTGTTTCAAATACGACAAACACAATCGTATCTACAGCGAATAACACATTCAATGTAGCGAACGCCGCATGGTTTACTGCTAACGCCGCATACAGCACCGCCAATGCCGCATATGCTCAAGCAAATACTGCTAACACATTAACAAATTCAAATACAGTATTCAAAACTTCATATAATGTAGTTACGACTAAAGATAGTTATAGTGCAACAATGAACTATAACTTAAATGATGGTAGAGTATTCTATCAATCAAATCTTTCTGGTAATATTACTGCTAACTTTGTTGGCGTTAAAAACACAGGAAGCGTAGTTACAAAAGCAGAAGTAGTTATTGAACAAGGTGTAACCCCCCATATTATCAATGCAGTACAAACTGACGGCACTCCAAGAACAATTGAATGGAGAAACAATACAGTTCCTTCTGGCAATTCAAATGCCGTAGATTTAATGACTTTTACTATTATCAAAGACGCTAATAGTGTATTTACCGTACTAGGTTCTCTAGATACGCACGGATAACTTGACAAGATTATGGTAATCTGCTATACTAGAGACTCTAGTGTAGAGAGTTTTGCCATGATTATACACACATATTTCAAAAAGTCTAAGGTAAAAAAGAAGCCGGGCTGGCAAAAGGCTCAGGCTGAGTATGATGCATGGCTCAAGTCCCATGGCATCACAAAGAACAAACAAAAGAAAAAAGAGTTTGTTCCTTACGCACCTACGCCTGACATTCACCGCAGGCAAACACCGCACTATCCCTCACTCAATTCGTTCGTAGGTTCTGCTACAAAAAAAGAATCGCCCAAGTACACTGGCGGCAATCTTTTGGGCATCGGAACCCTACATAAGTCAAATGCGGTGCCAATTTTTTCAAAAGAAGACGCAGAAGATCAAGCCAAAATGCGCCGGTAACATAAATAGTCTACCATAACGATAGGCTTTTTTATGCTTGGATTTAAAGATTACCTTATAGAACAAAAAAACACGCACATGGAACATGCGGAAGACGATGTTCTCAATGGTGGTGTTAAAGGCGCTAGAGATAGTATCAACGCACTCAGAGCGGTGCGTGATATGCTTGCTGGTCACTCAGAAAAGAAAGTATCCATCACAGTAAAATGGGATGGTGCGCCTGCTATCTTTGCAGGTGAAGACCCTACAGACAAAAAATTCTTTGTCGCAAAGAAAGGTGTCTTCAATAAAAACCCAAAAGTGTATAAAACCAATGCTGAAATTGAAGCCGACACTTCAGGCGACCTTGCAGACAAACTTAAAGCATGTTTAGCAGAACTTCCAGCCCTTGGAATCAAAGGCGTCATTCAAGGCGACCTACTTTTTACACAATCTGATCTAAAAACCGCTACAATTGATGGTGAAGAGTATCTCACTTTTCATCCGAACACACTTGTTTATGCAGTTCCAGTCCAAAGCGAACTTGCAAAAGAGATCAAATCCGCTAAAATTGGCATTGTGTGGCATACATTTTACGAAGGCGATTCATTTGAGACAATGAAAGCAGTCTTTGGCAAAGATATTCTATCAACACTCAAGAAAACAAGCCGAGTTTGGTCCACGGATGTAGACTATAAAGATGTTTCTGGTAAGGCGACATTGACAAAAGAAGAAACAGACAAGATTACAAAAATACTTTCTGACGCAGGCAAGATATTTTACAAGACAGACGCAAAATTATTGAATCACATTAAAGATACAGACGAATTGCGCGAGAAAATTAAGACTTTCAACAATACAAAAGTCAGAAACCAATTAAAAATTACAAATGTAAAGAGTCATGTCGCCGAACTTATTCAGTTTATGACAGCGTACTACGATAAAGAGATTGATTCTCGCAAATCTGCAAAGTCAAAAGCAGAATGGGAAGCAAAGAAGAAAGATGGATTGAAGTTTTTTAGTGCAAAGAACAAAGCACAACTTGAAAACATCTTCACATTGATAAATTTGCTTGCCGAAGCGAAGTTGATTCTAGTTAGCAAACTAGATGAGGTGAAAACCCTTCAAACATTCTTATTGACAAAGGGTGGCTACGAAGTAACCGGTGTTGAGGGATATGTTGCGATTGATCACCTTTCAGGAAATGCAGTCAAACTTGTTGACAGATTGCGTTTCAGTTACGCAAACTTCTCTCCAGAGGTAATTAAAGGTTGGCAGAGATAGTCTTAATCAAAGGCTACACTCCTACTTATAACAACAAGAAGAAAAAATAGGGGCAATAATATGGCAAAACTGAATGAAGGTGATGTAATTGAAGGTATTTTTACCATTGCACTCAGCCTTTATCTTGCGTATGGGCAAGTTGAAAAAAAGAAACTTAATGAGATTCGTACCAAAGTTGATACGAAAATGTTTGGTACAGGCAGATTCAAACACAAAGTTGTTGAAGGTCATATGAGACAAAGAGGAAAAAATCCTCCAGACTTTTTCAATGTTAACTTTGAAATGCGATTAAAGCCAGAATCTATCTATGGTGCTTTTGATAAAGAATATGAAGTACTGTATAAGTCATCAAAAGATGTTGGTAAAATTGATAAAAAAATTGATCAACTAATTAAAGCAATTGAAGGCGCAAGTTTTAGTCGTAGAGCAAGTGCGGCCGTTGATCATTTTTTAAGTAACAATGTCGGTGAAGTGGTTACATTTACAGTCATTGCAGATGGTATCGCAGGCGAATCTTCTGGTGGAGAAATTAAAGGCGATGTAACGCTAGAAGTTTATGCTACAAAGAAAGGTGGCAATCAAAAAATTATTAGCGGCTCACTTCCTTTCTCTCTCAAATCAGAATCAGTTACAGTTGCAAACCTTTCACCATATCGCGGTATGTTAGATATAGCAAAAGCAATTGGAATTAAATGGGATGCAGAAGAAAAGTATGTTCGACTAGCAAAACCATTTAATGGTCCAACTGAACAAGCCGCTAAGTTTGCTTTGATTAAAGAAATGTATGATGATTTAAAAGATCAGATGATTAAAGAATCTATCAAACCATCATTCACAGATAGGGCATTAGATTTTCTAGGTAAAAGCATTTTTGGTTCAGACCTTGCAGATGTGGTTGATGTTCAGTCCGGTACAGTCAAAGAGATTACAGTAGACTACTTTAATCAACTACGAAAAAATGTAACTTTAATTGCCAAATCTAATGGCAACAATCTAGTGTTTTCGGATAAGAAAACCGATGTTCCAATCTTTCAGATTAGAACAAAACTTAGACCACCACCAGCGAACGAAGCAAAATTCTACTTAGAAGTAGGTAAAGGCATCTATTCAAAGTAAAATTTTTATAAATACATCATAACGCAGTTAGGCTACGGCAAACCTGTAAGGGATAAGTCTAAGGAAAACTCCATGAAAAAAACAGTAGTATACTCATTCGGCAGAATGAATCCCATGACAAATGGGCATGAAAAACTTGTAGAAAAAATCAAGTCTGAAGCATCGAAGCGCAATGCCGATGCCAAACTGTTCCTATCCCACAGTCAAAATTCCAAAAAAGACCCACTAGACTACGCAACAAAAGTACGATTTGCGCGTAAAGCATTTGGCACGATTGTACAAAATTCTAGTGCAAAAGTTATTTTTCAGGTTCTTGAAGAACTAAACGGCAAGTACGACAACATTGTAATGGTTGTTGGAAGTGACCGTGTTCAAGAGTTTGAAACAATTATCAATAAGTATAATGGTAAAGGCGATTACGAATTCAAATCAGTTGAAGTAATTTCTGCCGGCGAACGCGATCCGGATGCAGAAGGAGTCACTGGTATGTCAGGATCAAAGATGAGAGGCTTTGCCGCATCAAACGATTTTGATAACTTTAAAAAAGGTGTTCCTTCAAAACTATCTGATGCAGATGCAAAGGCGCTTTTTGCCGCAGTTAAAAGGGGGATGAACTTGAAAGAGCAATTCGACAATAACACAGAGATGGACGAAGCACTCTCATTGCAAGGGCGTAGAAAACGCGCCATGCAGGTAAGACGTTTGAGAGCAAAACTGTTACGCGCAAGAGAACGTGCAATGCGCCGTTTCGCAAATCAACCAACTCTTACTAAGAGAGCAAGACGCCAAGCAGTCACTTTCTTAAAGCGTAGAATTGGCGGCGGTAGAGCATATGCATCATTGTCACCTTCACAAAAAATCTCAATCGACAAGAAGATTGAAAAAATGAAAGGCGTTGTTGGTAAGATTGGTTCGCGTTTGTTGCCTCAAATACGCAGAACAGAAATACAGAGAAAACAAAATCAAGCAAGAACAAACGAATCATTCTCAGCATTGTTTGAGAAACCAGAACTACCACAAGATAAACATGTTGGTGGTCGCGAAGGCACACAGCCAAGCAAGTATTACAAAGGCTTAGATAAATCAACAAAACAGGCAAGGGCTGCCCACTTTGAACGCACTGGTCCAAAGTCCGATTCTGATAGGTCTGCATACGCAGACGCGCCGGGTGATAAAGAGGCAAGAGAAAAAGGTATGCCTCAGTCTAAGCACACTCTAAAATTCAAGCAAATGTTTGGAGAAGAAATTGGTAAGAAAGAAATTTCTCGCTTGGATCAATTGGTCCGTTTGGGTCTTGCAGATAAAACTTTACTTTCTACGATTAAGAAAGCGATGGCTAAGATTGATGCTGGTGATACACTATCCACATCTGAAAGACAAGCCACACAAAATCTATTATCTACCTTGCTTGACATGGTAACAAGCCAAGATCAGTTATTCAATCTTGCAAAAATGTCTTTGAGAAAAGAACAGTTTGAAGAACTGAACGAAGCCGCATATGTTGGCAACATTGGCATTATGGAACTTGCTAAGTTTTATCAGAAAGCGGACCCACGCCAAGTTGATATGTTCAAGAAACTATTGAACATGAAAGATTACAAACGCGCTTGGGCACTTGTTCAAGGCGTAACAGGCACAAAACTTATTGGTAAAGAATTCAGCGAAGAAGTACAAGCCATTGTTGAAAAGGGCGAGTATGACGATTACGAAGACCTTGATGGATTAGAGATGGCGCAGATTGAAGTAGCCAATCTGATTCAAGATGCAGAGATGCTTGCAGACATTCTATCTGAAATGGATGAAGAACCAGAAGCATGGGTACTTTCAAAGATCACCAAAGCAGTAGATTACATCGAATCTGTAACAGATTATCTTGAGTTTGAAGATGAATACGATTATGATGAAGAAGGTGATGATGTTTATGACGATGAAGACGCAGAGTTTGAAATAAGCGATACAGACATGTACGAAGCATTGTCAGATATTCCAAAAGAAGAAATGGGCGAAGAACTATACGAAGTTTATAGCGCATTGCATGAAGAGATTGAAGGCTTGAAAAAGAAAGCAGAAAAGTCTGGCATTGCATATAGCATTCTAAAGAAAGTTTATGATCGTGGTATGGCAGCATGGCAAGGCGGTCATCGTCCAGGAACAACACCACAGCAATGGGCATTCGCTAGAGTGAACTCATTCATTACCAAGGGCAAAGGAACTTGGGGTGGTGCAGATAAGGACTTAGCATCAAAAGCAGGCGGCGCAAAAGAAAAGAACGAAGCATTTTCACAGTTTGCAGAAACATTAGAATGGGGTACAGACGAATTGCGTAAGAAGTACGCAAGCGATACGCCAGGACAATCAACTGAAGTGCAAGTCGCAGATCATTTAAAAAATGGCGTGATAGATCAATTGTTTCAACAGAATGTAGAAAAGATCATGCGCGCCCATGGCATTAGCGAAGAAACAGATGTGCATTCCGCGATTGATTGGCACACAGATAACAAAGTGCCACTTACAGAAAATGTATTTCGCGTAGGTTCTAAGATGTACTATGAACTATATCGCGAAGCAAGAAAACTCTACAAAGAAGGTAAACTCGAACTACAAGGTATGGATAAATCTTTGATTGAAGATACAGACATTGGCACATTCGCATTTACTGAAGAAGGTCAACCAGTCCCTCTTGACTGCCCAATGATTGCAGAAGAGGAAGAAAAAGATATTGAGATTGGTAAGCCAAAGCGTGGCGGACCAAAGAAATTTTATGTGTATGTTCGTAAACCAGATGGTGGTGTGAAGAAAGTCACATGGGGCGATACTACAGGTCTATCAGTTAAATTGAATAATCCGGAAGCAAGAAAATCATTTGCGGCGCGTCATCAATGTAGTATGCAAAAAGATAGAACGAGTGCCGCATATTGGGCTTGCAATACACCGCGTTATGCAAAACAACTAGGATTGAGTGGCGGTGGAAACTTCTATTGGTAACCCATACTCTGATAATCAGAGCGATAATGGATTCATTCGAGTGTTCGATGAATCTGTTGACCCAATGGAACTTATATGGCATCGCGACAAAAAGGATCGAAGCGTACATGTATTAGAAGGAAGAGGATGGTTATTGCAGTATGACGATGCACTACCAATTTTATTAGAAGAAAATAAAGTGTATTTCATACCAGCAGAGACATATCACAGAATTATAAAAGGCACTGGAAATTTAACCTTAAAAATAGTAGAGGAATAAAAAATGAAACCAACAACATTAGCACAGAAGTTTGGTGTACCGCAATCTCTTGTAGATTACATTTCACAAACAATGAAAGAAGAGACTGAATATCAGATGAAAGTAAAAGCCTTGATGAAAAAGAAAGGCATTACTTCATTAGGTCAGTTATCGCCTGATGAAAAGAAAGCATTCTTCAGTCAATTAGATTCTATGCATCAAGCAAAAAATGAAGAGATTGATGAAGCATCAAGTCAATATAAAATTAAAAGTGTAGGAAAAGATGCAAAAGGTGACTATCACATTGATCCAAAAACTGGTGACAAAGTTTATGGTAAGGCATCTGTAGGCGACCATAAAAATCCTAATACAGGAAAAATTACACCTAGCAAACCTAAACCAAGTTTTATGGAAGAAAATGAACTTGAGGAGTCTGGTGATATGGGACCTGTAAACAGAGGTAAAGAAAAAACTGTAATGATGCGCCACAAAACTTCAGGTAAAGAAATTGTTGTTGTTCCATCTGGAGTTAAAGAAAAAGAAAAACTTGGTTTTGTTGTGGTTAAAGAAGGGATTGAACTTGATGAAGGTAAGTCCGGCACAGGATACAATCTATATCACAAAGATTTTTCTTCAGCAATGGCACATGCATATGACTTTGCAAAGAACAAGTATGGTATTGAAGTTGATCCAGAAGAGATTGACCGCAAAGTTGCAATGGGTCCTAAGAAACCATCTTCAGGTAAAGCAAACGCATATCGCTTACTAGATAAAACTGGCAAGAAAGCAATTCAAGTACAAGTTGCAAACCTTGACAACAAGCGTTACGAATTGAACATGTACAAAGAAGACATTGACGAAGCAGTTGTAAAAGGCAAAGGATACGACAATCCAGAGAATGAGCGTAAAGGTCCGGAAGGTAAAGTACCAATGACAAGTCTAATGCCAGGTCACAACGACAAGGCTGCCCGTCTTGCGGCTGTTCAAGCCAAAGGCAAACTTGTTAAAG